AACAAGGCACAGGGTTCAAGGCTCAAGCCTTCTTTTGCAAGTCGCAAGGCACAAGATCCAGAATAAATCACAATGCCTCCTCGTCCGAGGGGGGTAGCCATGATAAATGAATGACCACCGTTCGTATTATGGCTCATATGCCATGATATTTGACCAGGAGATAGGCCAATCTTATTCCCCGTAGTCACCTTCAGCTCTATCCAAAACTGTCCTCGTTGCTTGTCTGTGATCTTGTAAACAGCAAGTATATCAGGAAGTCCTAACGGAGTGACAGCTTCTATTCTTGTTAAGGTGATTTTTGTAAACTTATTCTTGATTCTTTTCCAGAATCTCGTCTCTGGTTTTGTTGTCATTTATTTCTTCAAAACTCCCCTCAATAGACAATTTCTTGTCCATGTCCTTTAATAACTTATCAACTTCTTCTCGATTCAATTGGTCAATACTGCCATGCATTATTTCTTTTCGGTCAATGTATAAACCTCCAACTTGACCCCTTGATTTCTCGGCCGTAACGGCTGCATTCCAATTACCTTTTTCTTCTGCGCCTCTACTCAATTGATCCAATCTTTTTAAATGTTTATGAAGATTAATTTCATATTTCTTTTCTTCTTGATTCCGCAACTCTCGTATATACTCAGTACAACCAGGATGTTTGCGTAGTTCGGAGGCTTCAATTCTTGCCCTCTTTTCTGAGTATCCTGCTGCGATCGCACATTCGGTTGCTGTCTTGGTATCGCCTTCTTGAACAAATATTACACAAAATTTTATTTGTTTTGGTGTTAGTTTATCCCTTAAAATGTCAATATTCATAAGGTTTTTATACATTATCTAAGGTTTTTATCAACAAGACACCTGTTTTTTAGGTGTCTTACTGCTGTCTTGTCATTTTTTTCTCTCAAAGCATTGAAATATATATACTTTTTCTATAACAAGACAGACAAGACGGACAAGACACCATATTTTTTTATTTTTTAATTAGTAAAATTATATTGAAAACATCTATAGTCTTGCTTTATAGGTTAATTGTTCAATACATAATTGTTCACTCCCTTTCCCCCTTGATATAAGCTTTCTTTATCGAGGGGGTTGTTTTTCATTTGACATCTATATTTATATGGGATAATTAGCATATAAAAAGGAGAACAATATGTATATTGATAAATATAAAATTGAAAACTGGGGTAGTACCTGGTCTAAAGGTAAAGAAAAAAAGAATCAATTGATAGGGTCAATAAAAGGAAATGATATTGACATAAAAAAATTGGTTCATTTACTTCAAGAATATAACGAAGCTGTCAACGGTGAGTATTCCACTAGAGATATTGATATAACTATTTCAATGAGGGAGAGATCATGAGTGATGTATTAGATAGTCGAGACTTGTTAGATGAATTAAAAACATTGGACAAAGAAGATGACGAAGAAAGAATCAAAGAAATAGAAGATCTTATCGAGGAGGTTGGAGAAGATAACTTTGACATGGGCGTAACATTTATTCGTGAAAACTATTGGGTTCAATATTGCGAAGATATGGCTTATGATTTCGGTTACCTTGATGGTCGAGATGATAACAATCCAATACACTATCACATCGATTGGCAGGGTTGGGCAGACGCTGTTGCTATGGATTACAGCCAAATAGATTTTGACGGTGACACTTACTATTGGAGGGCGTGATGACAGACAAAGAGCTAGAACAAAAAGCAATTAAATTAATGAATTTGTTTTTTTCATTTTTAGATGATAGCGAAATAGAAAAATTTTGGGAAGAAGAATTTGAAAGAGACCCAGAAGTTACAAGTGAACTTACAGAATCTGGCGAGTATTTATTGGCGTCGATAAAAAAATGGTTAAAGGATAATGTTGGAGGGCATGATGACAGATAGAAATAAACACTATCCAATTGGTTGGATGGTTGATGATGGAGAAATAAAAGTATGGTCTTTGGTGACAGGTGAAAGATTTCCAGAAGATCACGCCGTACACAAGAGCGAAAGAAACTTTATTGAGGAGCAGATAACAAAGCATTTAACTTTATCTGGTCAAATAGAATGTTAATATCTAATCTTAAAAAAACTATTGTTGTTAAAATTAAAGGCCAATGGCAGCTCTTACAA